TTGGATGAACCATTATCCAAGAAAAATGTTCAACTATAAGAGTTCATATGAGATGAGCTTGGCTGGCTAACTTGGACTTGCAATTTGCGTTTTTTATTTGAAAGTTTGCGCCATCTTTTAGATGGATACTAAATTGATAGGTATTTTCATCACTTGAATGGTCAGTAATTTTTGAACTGGCTGACGAATCTGTCAGTAAATTGTAGGACAAATCTCCTGAATCAAAATGAATTTGACCTTGAGATTTTAAATCAGTCTTTAAAGCTACTGACACCATTAATTCAGCTGTTAACTGCTCCTTTTCACTTCTTAATTGTCGAGCATCATCTATTTGCCTTTCCAAATAGAACTGAAGAAACATTGAAAACATCAATAATAAGACTAGCGTATATAGAAGTATTCCTCCTCTTACGTATCTTCTGGAAATTGATAAATAAATGTTCTTTCACCTCCTTGATTAAAATCAATTCTTATGGTTATTAAATTTTTAGTAGCTTGAATCTTAGCCGCTTTTATATCATAAAGCATTGGCTGATAACTCTGACCTTTGTCATCAGTCTTCCGGAAATCATCACTCATAAAACCAAACCTTAGTTTTTTATCTTTAGTTACATACAGAAAATTCTGTTCTACCCTATCTAATTTTGTTCCTGAGAGTTCAAAACGCATTTGCTGACAGAAAATTTGCCAATCTTTTATGCTATCACTTTGACTAATCGCCACTTGTTCTTTCAACATCTTTGTTAAACCTGAGATGACAAGGACTGAACCAGAAATTGCAAGAAGTGCCACCAAACACTCCAACAAGGTAAATGCTTTAACTTTGAAGTTCAAGTCGCATAATTTCCTTTCCATGATTACTAATAATCAGTAAATTTTGGTTTTCTTTTATCTTTATATCAGAACCGTTGATTGATAATTCTGTTAAGTGACTTTCAATCGCCATTTGTGCCACGTTTAAAGCTTCAATCTTTTGATTTTCTTCCGTATCTTTTTGTCTTACTTGCACAAGAGAACTTACGATAAAGCTGACTAGAAAAGCGAGTAGAGCTATACTAATTAAACTTTCCAAAAGCAAATATGCCTTAACTGATTTTCTTTTTAAATTTTCCACTGCCTATCTCCAATTGATAAGTGATGAACTTTTTTTCGTAAGGTAAAAAAATTGTGAGTTTTTGTAAGCTAGAATTCCCTCCCTTATCATCAAATTTAACTGTAAAATCTTTAACTGCTACCTCCTTTGGAATTGTGATACTTCTATCTTCACAGATTAATTCTTGATTTTTAGCAACTAAACTTTCAGATTTTTGAAGCAGTGCAGCATCTTCTTGACTCCTTTTATAGAAATTTTCAAACTGGAGAACAAACAGTTCTCCCTTAAAAAGATGGACTGTTTGTATTATTTCTAAAGAAAAAAGAGTTGTGATAAAAGAAATAATCAACAAAACTAGAAGAGACTCTAGTAAAGTAAATGCTCTAGTCATTAAAATTTCGTTCTTCATTTTTGTTCTGATCATAGTAATTATCGTAAGCAGAAATTTGTTTTTGAGTAATCATCCCAGCGCTGAGCAATTCTGGCAGACTCGGCTTCTCATCATCATGATCTAATTCATAAAGTTGAGCTTGACTTTCTACTACTTTTACAACTGCCGCTTCTCCAGTTTTTTGAACTTGTGATTTTTCTTTAATTAAATTTGGAACAAATAGTAATATTAAAATACTAATAATAGCTAGTACAATTAACATCTCAATTAAGGTAACTAAAAAACTCCTTTTAAGGAGTTTCTACTATTATATATAGTGATTATTGTTAAAAAATGCCAGCAAATGCTGACACCCATGTTTAAGAGTTTCATTATATTATATGAAACAAAAGCTCAGTTAACCCATTTTTTATTCATTAACATATTAAAATATTTTTAAGATTTTATTTTTTTACTATAATGTGTTTTCTTTGTTGTATCACGAACATATGCTCTAATTTCTATGTTTTCCCCCCAAATTTTTTTTGCTAATTCTATGACCTTATCTTGCTCAAATACATATTTAGCAGTTTCTAAAGGCTCAACTTTTTGGGGAATTTTATCGCTTCCTTCGATTAGATAACTGTGATCTATTACAGTTAGTTTTTTAGCATCTTTTTTATCAATGCAAAATCCCACTTCTTCAATAGTAAGTGGAAATTTACTTTTGTTCAAAGATTCAATAATCAGATAAGGCAAATTGTCTATACTATTATCCCGAATTCCTAAGGCGCTCGATAATGATACGGAGAAATCAACCTTTTCATCTCTCGTTGCTAACCATAACGATAGCCCTACTGCACCGATAGTGCCGAGTGCACTCAAGGCATCCCAGACATTTCCTAAATCAATAATTATGTTCATTAATCCACTCCTTTATATCATTTTAACAGATTAAATAAAAAACACCCGCCGAAGCGGGGTTAATTTATTTAATAACGCTTTTTCACTCTTCTCCGTACTTAACATTTCTTGTATACCATTGTTTTAAATAATATTGGTAATCCTCGTATGCATTATCTGATACCCCATATTCGCGACGGATATGTTCGCCAGTTCTAGAATCGTCATATTCTACTACATAATTACCTTCTTGCCAAGTATTGCTATTAAGGGTCATTTGATGTCCTCCTTCAATATCTAAATTTTAATAGATTATAAAATGTATGTCAATATAAAAAGCCTGACCGAAGTCAGGCTTTAATTTTATAGTTTATTCGCATTCAATCGACGTTGCAGTTCTCTGACAGAATCAGAAACTGGACTAATCGTTCCGTCTTGCGTTGTTCCAAGATGCTTCTGTAATGCTTTAATTGTACCTTGGCCAAACAACCCATCTTGTCCGATTCCTAAGAATCTTTGCAATGCTTTGACCACGTTTGAGCCTGTCAGTGATGAATCAAACTGTGCCGCATAGATATTTTGATTAAAGGTTTGTTTGTACTGGTGACTGATTACTCCGTCTTTACCAGCCGTATCAAAGTATTCTTGTAATCGTTTAGCGGTCGCATTACCAAACTGACCATCAACATTTAATTTAACCATTTGTGGCTTGTTGTCAGTATTCCCTGAACCTGAACTGACAATTCGATAAAAGTGATGTGGTAAGCGAGTGCTCATATATGCATCATTCGTATCAACCGCAATTCCATTGTGAGTATAAGAGCAGTGAATGAAAGAACCATTGCTTAGAAAAATACCCGTGTGTCCATCTGAGCCAGCAGAACCTCCTGGAGTGCCTGAAATGAAAATATCGCCACGTTGCACTTCTCCTCGACTAATTTCTTTCAGTTTTGTTCCTGACATCCCAAACAAGGTTTCAGTATTTCCCATTGAACCTGCTGACAGAAAGCCACCAGCAATCATTGAAAAGAATACTGATGAACTACAATCATAACTTTTTGGACCCATTCGTGAAGTCATTGAGTAGGTAACTTTACCTTTTCGCGCTTGCATCCAAGCTATCATATTTTCAATACTTGGCATTATTCGCCTCCTTCTGTGAATTCGTGGTCAGAATCAGATGCCTTAACTACTTGAACACTATCACCATTTTTCAAACTTTTTGTAAGTTCAGTTCCTTTTTTGGCTGCATGAGTGAAGTCATTATTCTTCCACCAAGCCCAAAGTGCAAAAACTGTTGTAATTACAGTGCTAACAGTATTATCGTCAAGTGGCAATGGATTAATACCCAATGCTGTTAGAATTTGGTTAATGATAGCTAACCAAAGCAAAACTGTACGTGTAAGTGTGCCTTTATCAATTGTTTTCATGTTCTTTCTCCTTTATTTAAAAATTACTTTGATTATTTCAGTTAATGCTACAAAAATTGCTGCTGCAGAACTGCCGATTCCAATCGTCAACTTCCAAAAGTTTGTTTTATCAAGTAATTTTAACTGAAACTGATGTTCGTCTGAGCTTTCATTACCTTTAATAACAGCTTGCAATATTTGAGCATTTTGTTCAGATTGACGAGTATTCTGTTCTCTTAAAAAGCGATTTGATTCATCCACACGAGTCAAGCCATCATTCATCTGCTTTTGCATTTCAACTGACATATCATTAAGTCGAGATAATTCTTTATCGTGCCGCTTGAGTTTGTCCTCATGCTGTTCCACAAGTTGTTCTAATTCCATAACCCCTGCTTTCTAT